CAGATGTAAAACTGGTCGGGCAAATATTCTTGATGGTCTCTTTGTAGTCAGCGCTAACACGATAACGTTCAAGGCAAGCGGTAGCAATCGGCGACAACATGCCAAGCTGCTTAGGCATTTGTCCTGCTTGTATCTCGCAATCACTAACAATTGCAACAGGTAGCCATTTAAGCGGCTTTCCGCTAACCGTCACATAGTTTTGCTCTGCCTTATCTTGGCTAGTTTCATCGTCAAACTTCTGCCAGTAATAATTACCCTCATCATCCAATGCCATCACTAAATATTCTGTGACTATTTCACGCGCACCGGATTTGACGTTCAACTCATTGCGGCATTCGACCATCTTTAAATAGGATAATTGCAACACGCCATTAATGCGCTTAAAGTCCCAATCAATGACAGACTCGCGGTTATACGATTTGATTGCTGCGCGAATGTTACGCGCCTTGGCCGCTGATTGAGATAGATTCTCGCCCGCTACTGGCGCATTGAGATATTCAGCCACTAGCACATGCCAACCAACTTGCATTACGTTTGAGGCTGTTTGCTCAATCAATCCGGTTAGGCTCGTGCCATCATTATCAGAGTTTTCGATTAGGTAATTAATACGGTCGGGAAACTCTGTAAAATCAGTCTCGTTAAACTTCATTCGCCCTAGCCATGACTTTAACGTTTGCCCTGCAATTTCATCAAATTCAGCGCCGCACAAATATTCATAATAGCGCTGAATGGCCTCTTCGCTTGTCTTATCAACACTAGATGGATGAGGCAATAACTCATAGCCCATCGCTTTAACGAAATGACTACCAAGCACTGCGGCACGAAGCGCCTTGATAGCACCCTGCATATCTGTGTAATCTTGGTTGTTGATAATTGATGTTGTCGTGGTCATGATAAAGCCCTGATAATTTTGTTTAGTATAACGTAAAGGCTGGTGGTCTTACCAGTTAGAATTATTTTTCGTGTATAGTTATGTCTGGATTGATAATTAATGAGGAATGACAATGGCAAAAGCGCGGGGTGAGTTTTGATACACAACATAATTAAAGTTGATGGCGTGGAGTATCAGGCTGTCAAGATTAAAAAAACACTACAAAATGCTTGCCAATCATGCGCACTTGAAAAATGCTGTGCAATTGGAGCGCCTTGCCTCCCTTGGGAAAGGGGGGATAAGCAAGACGTAATCTACAAGCGCAGGATTAATATTAAGGATATTGGAGGTGAGTTGTGAGTAACATGACAATCAATTGCGAATTTTTAGCAGGAACTGAAATAAATCAGGCTATAAAGGAGGCCAAAAACAAGGCTATTATTTTCGATGTTGCTTATATGTGCTTTAGTTTTAACGGGGTAAATCTAAGTATAGGTAAAAACTGCGATATTGATAAAGCATGTGATGAGTATAAAAACTCATTCAAGAAGGGTGTGAAATTTATTTGTCATTCATAGCATTAACTAAATCCCCAGCCGCTTAAACACCTCTGCGTCTCTAACTCTCAATTCATCGATGGTTAGTTGGCGCAGGGTCATGTCACTAAACGAAGAAAGCGATAATTTACCATCTAAAAAGAGCTTGGTCCTAGTCGCGCCTAATACGTCTTCAACAAACCAACGCGGCTGCTCGCGTAACCATGTATCATACTTAGTTGACGTTTTTAGCCTGTCAATGTCGAACGTGTCTAAATCCTTTCTGCCTCGATACTTGGGTTTCTTGCCCGTTCTATTTTCGCGTTTCTCGAATTTCTCGCGCGCCTCTTTCGTGTCTTTACCACCTACTGCAGGGCGCAGACCGTCCGGCATTTCTTGCCCTTCGACGAGATGCAAAATAACTGTACGGCATCCGAAATGGTAAGGAGGATAACCTATAGGCGATTCTCCTAATTCCCAACCGTCATGGTATAGTGTATCTATGCTGCGACACGTAAAACTCGTGCGGTTGTCAAAAGTGATGAATGGCACTTCACGAGCTATCAAATGCTTGTTATGTTCAGCCATTTGCTGTCGACCTTGATTGGAATAAAAAGCCGTACCCGTTCTTATTAAAAACTCAGCATCGCGTCTCAATATCCCGTCAACCATCGGGCGCAAATCATTAATCATCTCGTTAACTGTCGAGCCGTTTATATAGCCCTTTTTAACCGTGTTTTGCACAGTATCAATAAACGAGCCTTTGTTTTTAGCGACATATTCAGCCCATGTACCAACCTGCGAGCGCTGCCCAGACTCAAGCGCCATTAACGCCTTTTGCATCCAGTCTCTTACTTGTTGTTGTGGCGGTGTGCGCAATCTTACGTCAGCATAGCCACCAATCAATGAGGCGTAATAATTTGACTCATAGACCGCTAAGTCTGTTAGCTCTTTTGTAGACGCTTGCCAAGCCTCGTTAGTTGAATCTTGAATAGCCTTTGCAATAGCGCGATTAACTAGGCCTAGTTTCGATACGCTGCCAATGTTTTCAGCGTCAAGCAGGATTAAGCGCACGGCTTTGTAAGCCTCAGTGTAAGACGGGTATATCTGCGTGTTTAGCAATTGCGTTGCTATTCGGGCGATGTAGATGCTGTGTTGGTTTAAATCATCTGGCAATGACACTATGATAAATCCTTAACTATAGTCGCCAACAATCTTATCATCTCTTGCGCATCCCCGCGATAACATTCACCATTTGCTAAGCGTCGAATATCTGCAATGCAAATCACATGGACTTTATCGCCAAGGTTGACGACGATGTGCGGCATGTTTTCCGTAATATCAGACATGCCGCCACCAATCAAGCTCGGTGTAGATTTTGTTTAAGTAAATAACCTTCAAGCACCCAAATCTTGTTACGTGCTTGTTCGAAAGCTATTTTTTCGCCAATTTCTTTATTGAAATTTTCAGGACTAGCACACGCACTTTCACCTGTTACAGTAAAGCCGTTTTCAAGCGTTAAGCAACAAACAGTTAGGCATGTATCACCGAATACGTGAAACGCCTTGTCAGCTATAACTGAGTCGATTAAATCAGGCGTTAATCTTGGTGCATTAAGCCCCTTTTCTTGAATTTCTTTTTCTATTTCTTGTTCACTCATATATCACCCGCCTATATTTTTTGATTTGATTATGGGTAACTCCCATTTTTTGATTATACAGCACTGGTTAGACCACTTCTAGTTAATGATTGTGGTATTGTTTTGGTTCTATAAACTAACTAGAGAATATTATGAGCACTACTTATGGATTTTACACAGAAAAATTCAGCGAAGATTTAGAGATAGAAACCTTAAAAACTGGCGATGGAAAATCTCAGTTTACCGACCTTGTTTATGATGACGGCACTGTTGCTATAGGTATTTCTTACGGGGTTGGCGAAGGGATTGGCGTCAAAGTTGAACACAATAAAAGGCTTGATGAAACCCTAAAAATAAAATGGCAAGTTAAATTTGAATCTCAAGCGTCAATTGATTCAATGATAGAGACGTTGCTTAGAGTTAAGAATAACCTCAAAAGGTAACTGTATGCTCCGACCAGTGGCCGGAGCAGTGAAACGACAAAAGTGTGGTTTAATACAATCATTGAAACGAAACGAGAGAGAAATTATGGATACCAAAGAGAAAGGCGCGTTAATATCAAAGATAGTTACAGAACTTAAATTGTCAGCTTTTGCCAATAAAGATACATCATTTTGTGAAGGTGACACTTTCTTTTCTTTAGCTTTTAAGTCGGACAATGAAATAAATAAAATAGCTAGATTATGCGGGATTAGTTAAATGCAACTAACCCTCCCACACTGGACGCGCAATCTACCCAACGATGCGCGTTTAACATCAAAGGATTTGGCAAAGATAATGGATTGCACAACTAAATCGATTAGCCGATTAGTCATCGAGGGTAAATTCCCCGCTGCGGATGGTGCGCACCACAGAAGTAATTCAGGTGCGCGTAAAGATAAACATTTGTGGTCAATGGGATTATTGAGGAGGTTTGAATCTACCCGGCGCGAGGACCACGTGCCATAGGCTTTATAATCGGGAAAGTATAAGCAACAGGGTATCCAAAAGCATCGGATTGATGGTCTAACCCTGTTTTCTTGTCCGGTTGTCCGTTATCGTCATAAGCTTGCTGTTCAATACATCTTGCGGTTTCAGGACATCGCATGGAGTTTATGAATAGCCTTGCTGAACTAAATTGCTTATTAACTGAATTAACCCTGTCTTTTACTCTTGGGTTTGCGTCATGCGCTCTAATCTCAAAACCAGCGTTAGCCAACATGTTAACGTCTGACAATGAAGCGCCTTTACTGCTTGTGTTCCTTCCGCTTGCATCTGGATAAACAATTATTTTATGCCCTTTAGACTTCCAATTATCCCTTATTGCATCAACCATGTAAGGCGTATCACGTCCGTTTTTAATCTCCTCCACGCAGTGCCAGCCATTAGGCCGCTCAACAAATACACACGCCGCCATTTTATTGACGTTAAAGTCCATGCCAATATGTAATCGCTCTCCCTCTTTGATTGACTCAAGAGAATTGCATCGTTTCCTGTCATACTCAGGGTAAACGCTGCCAGATGTTAAGTTGACAAATTGGCCTTGCAAATACGCTTGTATTAATCCATCTGGGTAGGTTTCTTTTAACGTGTCAATGTAGTCAGGCGGTAAATATTCTACGTTTTCATAGGTTGAGGCCTGAACCATTGAATAACTAGGCGTAGGGTCTTGCTTGAACTTCTCGTATACAAATAAGAAACCTTCTGGTGTTGTTGTTACTCCTATTCCATTCTCAACGCCATCAATAACTAATCGCAAACGAGCAACAATTTTATTCCATGCGTCAGTCGCTTTCTTTTTTGTTAGCGTGTCTATTTCATCAACCAAGGCGCGTGCTATCTTGAATCCGACTATTGATGATGGATTATCCATAGACCTACAAATTATAGTGCCGTAATTAACGCGCCCTCTGAATATATGAACTTCTTTATGGCTTTCTATTATTTGGACGCGAAAACCCATGAGATGCGCGGCTTCTTCAAATGTAGGGTAAAAAATATCTCTGATTGATGGGTATGTTGTGCCGAAGTATCCCTGAACTGTTCGCGGATGCCTAGCAGCGAATATAAGTAAATCCAAGCATCCAACAAATGTCTTGCCGGAACCAAAACCCCCCACGTAAGCGCGGTATTTTGTGTTCAGTCCATTAAGAAATATGTTTTGCGGATTACTAAGGCTTAGCATTCGTCACTGTTACATCAGCAACTGGATTGCGAACATCAAAGGTAATATTAAGCGGTAAAGCCTTTTCATCATCTTTACGGTTTTCAGGCTTATCATAGCCTAATAATTTTGCCTTACTCATGGTTGCAGATACAGCAGCGGAGCATTGAGCCGTTTCAGACTGCAATGCTGTTTTTCTTGCTTCCTCCAGCTCTTCAAGTAGATTTTTGAGTGTTATCCCATTGTCAGCCTTAAGTGCTTCGCGTATCTCCTCAACCCTTGAGGTAACCTTAACTTCACTTAATATCCTTGACGCGGTTGCGTGAACGGACTCAGGTTTTGCTTTTGAGTTGTAAGCCTGCCTGTATGCCTCGCTTGCATTGCTAAGCTTAACATACAACTGGGCAAACTTTTCTTGCTTTGGGTTTAGTTCAGACACGGCCTGAAATTCTCATATTTCGCGCACTGCGCAGATGTTGAGAGTATACAATCTACTTAGGCAACTCACAACCAACTTTAGCGGCTTGCTTTTCGATTGCATCTTTGTGTGCTTTGGCTTCTTCTTGCGCTTCGTTCTCTTTCGTCACAGAGTACCGATTAACCGTGTTGAAATTTACCGGGTTATTCAGAACGCTATCAATCCAAGCGCGTGACCATCCGATATAATCTTCATTCAATTCCTCGCACGTATAATCACGATAAGTTGAAGCTGGCACAAAAGTCGCGCTAACCGCCATGTTCGACACTAATGCTAATACTAATAATTTTTTCATTTTACTCATCCCCATAATAATCAATGCAAAGTTGTTTTAGTTCTGATTCGGCATGAGCTTTAAGTGTGATAAAAATCATTGTCGAATTTCCTTCCATGAAAAA